TAGGCTTGTGGTTGCCATGTAGCTCACGGTAAATAAACGCCCTGTTCTCTTTCTCTGTGATATTGTCAAACATAGCCCAAAGCAGCACGCACTCATCGTTGTAGCCCCAGTCCATACCCATGACGCGGTAATTACTGTCGAAGGCTTCCTTCGTAACGCCCCATTCACTGAACTTGGTGTAGGTATGCTTACTCTGCCGAAACTCCTCAAACACAGCGCCAAACTGAATGTCCCAATCGCCAAAACGCCAGGCACGGTACAATTCTGGGTCTGAATCTTGGAGAGAATCAAGGTATTTCACGTAGTCTGGGTCGTTCTCGAGCAGGAACGGGTTAGAGTCAATTGTGGCTGGTATGTAAGCTCGCCAGATGCCTGTGCGCTTGTCTATGACGATTTGCCAGTGCGTGACCTGCTCCTTGCCGTATATGTCTACCCATGGATATTCCATCTTGAGCACTTCTGCCCTATCTGGATCTGGTGCCACGAAACGTTTCTTTACCCAGCCCATGCCTGCGCCACCTGGGTTAGTTGTAGCGAACACTTGAGGGTATAAGTCTTTATACTTGCTACGAGCTGAGCTGATGAGCTTCTCATAGCGTCCCTCGTCTGGTATCTGAGTTAGCTCCTCAATGTTGATACGACAATACTCATGCCCCTGGTATTTTGTGTAGGCCTCTGCGTCGTGGAGGTGGCCACCAATGACACGGCCGCAGCCTTTGGCTGAGAGCACCATAGGGTTACGGCGTAGTTTAGCACCAAACGGCTGGAGAGCTGCTACAGCACGCTCCTCAAAGTCTGCTAGGTCTCCTGCGTCTTTACGAATGACGAGCTGGCGTGCTCTTGTATCGCCAAAGCGATCGCCTATAGTAGCAATAGACACGTCTGTCTTGCCCCCACCACGAGAGCCACCGAAGAGTATCTCACGGAATCTCTTGTCTCGTGAGAGTGCTATTGCGAGCTGCTGAGGGCCTGGCAACGGTAGCCAATAGCCCTTCTCTCGCAGTTCATCATACGTTGCTTTGTTTAGTACGGGCCAATGCGACTTGCTCATCAATCCAATCCGTTGGTAGTGTTGGTATAATAAAACCTCTCATGATAGTTTTCATATCATCGCTGGCGTCTATGGATATATCTTGCTTGGCTTTGCCTTCTGTACGGTCTGCTACCTCTTTGGCTTCGGCTAGACCTTCAGAGTCGCCCTTGTAGGCGCGTTTAACACGCACGAGAGCTGTCTTTTGGAATGGAGTAAGCTCATCGCCATTTTGTTCAAACTCCTCTAGCTCTTTGAGGGTCATACGGCCTAGCTTGTTATACCAGTATGAGATGCTGGTGTCTTTTGACCAGCGGCCACTAGATCTGTTCTGAGGATTGTCGCCTAGGCCACCCTTACCAGTAGGATTCCTGAGGTGAGGCGGGGTAGGTTCTTTCTTAACCTTGGTTTCTTGCTTGGAAGATTTTGTTGTCATGCCTACATTATAGATATTCCCCTCATGAATAACAAGAGGAGAGACCTCGCAAACCTCTCCTAGTGTGTATTTTGTAGTGTTTGTGTCTCTATCTGAATATGAGATGCATAACGATAACAAACAGAATGATAAAGATTAATGGTGGCATAGGGTCATATTGGCTTTTGCTCTCTATGTCGTCTTGATCTACCACGTCCTTTAGTCTAACTGCGTATACATTGCCCAAGTCTCTATAGATATTGTTGTAAGCTTCAGTATTGCTGGCTGCTGTAGTAGTGTAGGTTGCCCATTTGCTATCTGTGTATTTCTTGTATTCAATGTAGTATGTTTTCATGCTATTATCCTATGGTTAGTCTTACTAAGGCTAGGAAGGATGCTAAAGGTAATGATGCTATGAGTATATTGAGGATTAGGTTTTTAATCTTGTGGTAAACTGTTAGCCATTTAGGTGTTTCTGTCATTGAGGTTTCATTCCTAACGTGAGAGTGACCTATCCATAAGGCGCACGTCTTTTACTGATAGCTCTTGTGTTTGGTCTGGGTCTAGTTTTAACTTTAGCAGGTAGATTGCCTCGTCCTCATTGTTAGCTTTAACGATACGAGATAGAGTATCTGCAATACCCTTTTTACGGTAGATGATCATGTATTGTTTCATTTTAATTCTCCTCTCCTATACGTTCTACGTTGATGATACGGTAGCTGTATGGCTTGCAGCGGTTACGCTCGAGGTTGCGGAGTGCGACACGTGCATTTTCTGCTACTGTCTTGTATTCCTCCTTTTGGCTGCGGCTGAGCCGTTTGTACTCAATTGTGTATAGATACATTGTTAGTTCTCCTCTTTTCTTTTGGTTAGTGGTTCGTATGCGTTCTTGAGTTGCTTGCTATTCATTGCTAGCTCGATGTTGCTGAGAGCTTCGTCTAGGTATTCTGTAGCGTTATCGATATAGTATTTGTCGTCTACAAACTCTCGGAGGAGTTGGAGGCGGTACTTCATGTCCTTTAGTTCCCATGACTCCTGGTAGAGTTTCTTTCTTACCTTCCAGTTCTGCATTGTTTCTCCTAGAAGTTTTTGAATTTGATTACTGATACGTCTGATGAGCCGTTGCTTAGCTCTGTGACACGGAGTAGACTTACCTTCATGTACTCGTCATTATCTGCTGCTGCGACTGCGTAACCAAACTCGTCGAGTGCTTCGTCTTCTGTGCTAATGTCGGATGATTCTTGGTTGTTCTGATACTTATACTCACTGATGAGTGGGTTCCATACGTATACCTCTCCGAGCCGTGTGGTGGCTTCAATGGTGTAGTGTGTGTAGATTGACATTGTGGCTTCTCCTCTTTGCCTTATGTTTATGTTCGTATTGTACACTGTGGGGGAGAGGGATGCAATAGATTCTAGTTATTTTGCCTGGTAGAATTTACAACAAGCCCAGATAAAGTTAAACCCCACCGAGGAGATGGTGGGGTTTTACATGGAACACAGTTACCGAGACAGCACATTTCGTGCTATTGTTGAGGGTTATCTCGTGGTCTTATCGGGTAACTATCCAAGTGTCCAAGTATAAGAAAGGTATTGTGTGTCTGTGCCTAACCGCGTAACAAGGAGGAATCAGGCACAGATATTATGGTTGTAGTTAGAAAGATTCTACACCACTACTACAAGATGTGCTATGGAAGTGCTACCTCCATCTACCAATCATTATACTCTTTTCGAATTTTGTTTGCAATTTCCTTACAGCTCATTTTGCCTGATTTTACGTTATCAAAGTCACGCTGTAGCATAGTGAGTTTGTTCTCACCTACCTCCTCTAGAAACTCTGTAACACGTCCCTCGATGTTACAAATGTCTCCGTATAGGCGTATATCCTTCTCGATGCGCTCTAAGATAACTTGAGTCGCTGGGTTCTTAGGAAGGTGGCACTGGATGCCTGACATGACAAACTGTAATGCCTCCTCTGATTCCCGTAGGTCTTGTTTAGTTTTCTGTGTCTTGTATGTCATTATAGTACTCCTCTTTGATTTGTTCTTTTAGGCGACATAGTTCGTTTGAAATGTTCGTGATCTTGGTGGATAACTCTCTGAGCCATCAAGTGAGCGACTGAACACAGTTTTGTCTATTGATGCTATTGATCGCTCGTCCTGTTTAAAGAATCGAACCGTGTCACAGCCACTGGTATCACGCCATACGCCGTCTTTATCCTTTTCTGATACGTGCACACGCAGATAATCATCAGCATTAGCTTCGCGTAAAGACATATTAAATTCTTTGATGGCTTCGTTTTTTGTGTGTATGTCTGCTGTTGGCATTGGGTTATCTGTGAATACGCTTGTAACTGGCTCCCAAGTCTGCGCTTTGCCATCTCTTTTGACTGCTACGATTCTATACACTCTCTGTATTCTCCTTCTCCTCTAAAATTAGTTGAATAATTCGTTCTCGTGCGTTGTAAACCATAATGTCTTCGATTACTTTCGTATCACTTTCTAAGTATTGATCAGTAATATCTGCTAACATGCTAAATCCCCGTGGTTAGGTAGATTAGGCCTGACAGTGCTAAATACACCGAGTAGATAAAGCTGAGAAACAGTACAGACAGAAATACCGTAGTGATAAAGTCCATCCATAGCTTCCGTATGACGCTAGCCTGGCGGTATTCGTAGGTCTCGTGTAACCCTTCGATTGCTGTAGTAAACATTTGTTATTCTCCTCTTTCTGCCCACCACCTTGTTTTTTGTTGTTAGTTACTTGACTGTGCTCATCAACCAGCGCTGCCAGAGAGCCTTCATGTTGCGTGCCCAGCTGTTCTTGATCCGGAAGGCGTACCAGTCGTGGTGCATCTGCTCGATCATACCCTCGTTTTCGAATTGCTCTAGTTTGTAGGTTACGTTGTCCATTGTTGTGTTCCTTTCCTTTGGTTATGTTTATAATATACTCCGTGTAGCTTACGATTGCAATACTTTTCTACGACTTTTTCGAGTCTTTTTTACAACGTTTATATGAGGGCCTACTGGTATCCATTTATCGTCTTGCCAGAGGTATAGGGTTAGATCATTTTTGTGACAATAGATTGTGCGAAGTAAGCTTGGATTTGCTCGGATGGCTAATGATACAACTCTCGCGCCAAGACGGCTCTCAGCGCGAGTTAGTAGGCTATTCTTCATATTCTAGTGCTCCTAATGATTCAAGGTCTTGATCTGGTATATGCGGCTTCTGGCGTACTTTTGTTTCTGCGTATATATCTTTGTCGTCTGGGTCGTCTAGAGATGCTTCACTACTAGATATACCAGTTACTGGGGGTAGGTTGTCCATACTCTATTTGCCCTCTGTGTATTCCTTAATGAATTTGTCGCGTAGTTCTTTATTCCCCATAAGCTTAAAGTCGTGACCGCAGTGTTCACGCCATGCTCGAGCTGCTTCAGCCTCTGGGCCTGCGCTGCGATTATCTTTCTGATCACCCATGGCGAGGCGCTGCTCTGGAGGGAGCGTAGCATTATCCTTGATCATTTTCATGTGCTGTACAGCGCCCTTGGCAAACATTTCGGTTGTGCCGTCCGCCATCTTTACTGGCATGAGCCCGAAAAACTCTACCATGCGCTTTACTTCTTGTTGTGTGTTCCCTTCGATGGTGTGTACCGAGCCATCATAGGTGGTGATTTGATATTTTGTCATAAAGCATTTTCTCCTCTCTTGCTTATGATTCCATTGTATATCTACTCACCGTAAAAGTCAATATTGTCGTAATCGATTTTGCGAGCCTTCTCCTCGCGCTGTCGTTGGATCAGTTGCTCGATCTGTGCCGCCTTCATTGTAAGATCGTATGCGGTCTTTACTGTCGGTTTAAATTCATACTGCCACTTGGGGAACATGAGCCGCATAAAGTCGAAATAGTTTACTGCTGATTCAATGCCGCGGGTGCGTACCACTTCCTTTACCCATTTACGAGCCTGGTTGTGGTTTGTGATAGAGATACCAAGTGATTTAGCCGCGTCGTAGAAGGCTTTCTCGGCTGGGTCGTAATTCTTGCGTGTGCCTGTCATAGGGGTAGCAAAATCACCGTAAGGGCTAACCTGTGTGGCCTGCTGCTGTGTCAGAGTGTTATTTGATACTGTAGCTACCTCTGTTGAGATGTTGTTAAGCTGCGTGTTAGCCTCGATTTGCTTTGTCGGAGTATCCTGTGTTTTGCTATCCTCTGCAGTTTCGGCGTCTGATTCGGCAATAACCTCTAGCTTGAGCTTATGATATAAATCGTCATCAACTATATTGCCACGGCGATCGTAATTATCGGCCTTAATGTTCTTTGTCTGTAGGGCACATTGCTCTGCCGTGGTAAGTTCACGCGTCTCTGTCCTGTTTGTGGCTTTTGGCATAAGCTCGTCAACAGTGGTGGCTGCTGGTAGTGGTTCAACGCCTTGCTGCTCTTGTGGTTCTACGATGCTTTCGCTCATCATCTCCTCAAAGCGGGCGGCTGCCGCAGAGTCGCCCTTCTTACGCAAGCAATCGATCTTTGCACGCTGTAGCTCGTAGGGGCTATCCATGAACAACTTATCGTATTCATCTCTGTTATAGCTCTTGGTAATGTTTTCACAGGCCTCTGGCAATGGCTTGTCATCTAGCTTGTTGTCTAACAATTGCTCCTCTGGGGTATCAATAGTAGCGGGATCATCATCCTCGTAGGTGTAGTCGTCTTTGACGGTTGCATCATCTCTGTAGGCCTTATCCCACTCTACCGGTACAATCTCTGTGCCGTCTTGCTTATAGACTTTTCGGGCGTCCTTGTCTACTATTAGTAATGGGTAAATACCCTTACGCTTTCTAATACCCTTACTGGCGTAAAGCTCTACACGTACCCATCCAGCTTTGTTTAGAAGGCTTAGATGGCGCTTTAGTGTACGGATGCTACAACCCTGCTCCTCTGCCAATGATTCATTAGTGGCCCAGCAATAGCCTTTCTTTTCAGCTAATTGCTCTATTAGAGTGTAAAGATTTGCGATTGTATGGTTACAAGTTCTGCCGTCTGCTAGGTATGCATTTACGAGTGGTGCGTACGTCGTTCGGTAAAACCTGATATATTTACTGTTGTTGCTCTCCATTAGTCTTTGTTCTTTCTAGAAACGAAAACCGCCTACCGAATTGTGGGTTGCATCGATAAGCGGTAAGCGGTTTACGTCTCTCCCACAATTGTTATAATCGATGCTACCCTTAGTATAGCGCACTAAAACAATTAAATCAATACCTTTTACTTATCTTTCTATAAAACCGCCAGCTTGCTGGCACGCTCCCGCGCAGGGAGCGTAATAAGGATGTTTTGTGCAAAAGTCGATTTTTGCGAGAGAACTTATTGATAAACTTTAAATAATGCTCTACTTGTATCTAACTTATGTGGGCCACGGATGGCCCTATAGATGGACAAAATGGCCCTATAGACCATGATCTAGTGGACAAAATGGCCCTATACGCGGGCCACGGATGGCCCTATAGACTTTCTGTAGAATCTCCCAAAAACCTCTTGCTTTTGCTTGCCATATGAGCTACAATAGAATCATAAGCAAGAGAGGAGAATTGCATGACACAACAAGAAATTACAAAACGTGACGAGAATAGGGCTTTGCAGGTTGCGCTGAAAAACCAGTATGAGCCAGTCGTTCCACTAGCTAAGGGAATGATCAGCAACGCTGAGAATGAGAAGCAGACACTTAGCTTGATCGCTACCCTACACAAAAGCGTCCTAGGGCTCACCAGGACGGGCGAGATGCGTCCAATTGGTGACTTACGGGTATTCATGGCTATCGCCAACCAGTACGGCCTGAACCCGTTTAAAAAAGAAATTTACGCTACATATATCTGGGACTCAAACCGGCGAGGTGAGGAATTGATGCCAATCGTGAGTATCCACGGCCTGCGCAAGCTAGCACGGAAGAGTGGCGTTTACACCCACACAGGTGCAGCAGAAGTTAAGAAGGATGGCGATAAGCTCCTGAGCGTCACAGTGCCCGTGTTTGGCCGATGGGACAACACGAGCACACCAATCGAGGTAACACGCTACACAGCCTATTACGACGAGTTTGTACGCACCAACCGTGATGGTCGGCCAATGAGTAACTGGAGGACTATGCCTATCGTAATGCTCACCAAGTGTGCTGAGGCTAACGCACTGCGTGCAGGTTTTGACATTGCAGGCATCTACGTAGAGGAGGAATTAACCGCTAACGCTAATAATGGAGAGGAGAGTGACGATGAGTAGAGTTGATCACCTTTCGTACTCGGCGATCGTAACGTTCCTAAACAACCAAGTAGAGTTTCAGAAGCGTTACATTGCAAAGATTTACGACAACCCTAAAACACCGTCACTAGTAGTGGGTACGAGCTTTCACAAGGCTATGGAGACCTTCTACGACAAGGATGGTGGTAATGTGCAGGCTGCTATTGAGGCTGGCCTAGAGGAGATGAGCTATGTAAGCGACTCCGAGATTGACTTTGGCAAGACAGGCAGCCGTGAAAAGATGGTGCAGGACTATACCCGCCTCGTGAACAAATACTTTGAGGAAGCGCCTCATTACGATGAAGTAGTAGACGTTGAGAAGCGACTCGAGGCTAGCGTCGCTAACGTGCCTATGGTTGGTGTGATCGACATGGTGGTGCGCGACAACAGCCTTCGCCTCATCGACTACAAGACAGTTACGGCTTACAGCCCAGATGATGAGGAGAGCTACAAATATCTCATGCAGGCGTATATCTACCTCGTATTAGCAGAAGCGGAATATAATCAGGAAGTAACAGAGGTAGTATTTAAAGAAATAAAGAAAACTATCAACCGAGATGGTTCGCCACAATGTCGTGACGTTGCTTTTGATCGCCAGTCTGTCCTTGCTTTCGCACCTATCGCAAAGAAAATAATCACAAACGTATTTGAGTACGTGAACGATGACCGGTCGAAGTTCTTCCCTAACATGAACGATCGGATGAACGGCGCGAACAGCATGGACATTATCGCCAACCAGCAAGAAGGCTTTGACGCCGCCAAGATCAAACGACAAGTACGAGTGGCTGACGCTTTCGAACAGCAGAACGTTGTTATCGACGACGGCACAGGCACAGATGAGGAGAAAATCCTCCGTAAGCTTATCGAGTTTGGTATTGGTGGTAAGATGGGCGAGACATATGTCGGGCCGCAGGTGATTAAATACACGATGCAACCAAACCGTGGCGTGAGCATGAAACGTATTGCAGATAAGGCTAGCGACCTTGCTATCGCCCTCGAGAGCGAGTCTGTACGTATCGAAGCCCCTATTGCGGGTACAAACCTTGTAGGTATCGAAATACCAAATAAAGACCGTAAAGTTGTTCCTCTCACAGACGAGTACCTTAAGCCTGGCACATTCAAGTTCCCTATCGGCATGGACGCCTTTGGCAAGGTTCACTACTGTGACGTTGTAAAGACACCTCACCTCTTGATCGCTGGCCAAACCGGCGCAGGTAAGTCTGTTATGATCAACGTTATACTGGACTGTCTCACGAAGCAGCTCACACCGGAGCAGATGAAACTCGTGCTTATCGATCCCAAAGAGGTTGAGCTTGCTATGTACGAGGGAGATGAGCATCTTGCGAACGATATTATCACCTCATCCAAAGAGGCGGCGGAGACATTCCATTGGCTCGTAGAGGAGATGGGGCGACGGTACAAGGAGCTACGCGAGAAGCGCGTCCGAGACATTGCAGACTACCCTGGTGATATGCAGCGTATCGTAGTTGTAGTGGATGAGTTTGCTGATCTTATGATGACCAGCAAGAAAAACCCATTATCGAATGTGGACTACGAAGGCCTTAAGGATGCGATCCTGGATGAGGTGACACTCACAGGCGGTAAACTTACCAAGGCTGCGCTCAAAGCCGCTGTGAAGCGCGTCAACGATAACACACCACCTTCTGCCGAGGAGTCTATAATCAGGTTAGCACAGAAAGCACGGGCAGTTGGCATACACCTCATCCTAGCTACACAGCGCCCATCAGCAGACGTTGTGACAGGGCTCATTAAGGCGAACATTCCAACCAAAATCGCTTTCAGTGTCACAAACTCGCTCAACAGCAAGATTATTATAGACGAGGTAGGGGCTGAGTCTCTCACTGGTAGGGGCGATCTACTCTATAGTGACCCAACAGCAAAATCATTACAGCGCCTACAGGGGCTATATATCTAGAAAGGAGAATAACATGGCACGCACAGTAAATGATATGTCCAAGACAGAGAAAATTAAATGGTTAGAGGAGGCGCGGGCTACGGCCCGCCATATCCTCGAACATCAGAAGTTTATTACCATCGAGGACGTTCTCAAGCAAAAGCCTCTACCGAAGTTCCTGCACCACAATACCATTGGCGGAGTGTTCCGCACACTAGAATTTGAGTGCGTCGGGTGGGGCCGCAGTACACGGCTAGAGATGAACGGGCGCTATATTAGGCGGTGGAAGTTGCGAGATAAATAAAGTCGGGCGAAAGTGTTGACTTTAGCTAATACTTGCATTAGAATAGAAACATAAACAAAAGAGAGGAGAAACTCATGGAACAACAAAATAATAACGATTATCACACAGCGATGGTTGTGGTTGCTTTTGCGCGCATAATGTATGTGACAGTATTAGGTGTGCTCACAGCTTGGCTACTTAGTGTAAAAGGCTTTGATAGTGGGTTCTGGTGGGGTTTATTGTCTATAATCATGATCCTATGGACAGTGAGCAAGGCAATCGAGACAATCTCATTTATCACAATCGCAGTAACATGCAAGGACGATTAATCTATGAAACAGAAAATTATAGAAATTCTTGATAAGTCTACCAACAACGGTATGAAGGCCAAAGAGATTATGGGCCTCATCGAGACAGCAATAATCCAGGCGCAGTACGATATGTGGGAGGAACAACATAAGAATCGCGACACACCATCAACCACTGCTACAGACTGGGCAGTTGCAATGATAGAAAATAAATTGTTCGGAGAAGTAAACGATGGAAAATAAATGGCGAGGTAGCGCACTATGTGCACAAACAGACCCGGAAGCTTTCTTCCCGGTGAATAAAGCATATGCTGATGAGTACAACAATTACAACAATTACAATGATGCACGTAAGATTTGTGCAGAGTGTCCAGTGAAGGGCGAGTGTCTAGCAGATGCGCTGATGACTGGCGACGTAGAGTACGGCATGCGAGGCGGGCTAACACCACGCGAACGTATGGGTGTTTTGGCAACGAATGTGGCGATGTATGAGTGACAGAGATAAGATGGTTGGCGAGCTACGGATCAAACTGAGCAATATAGAATACGCAGGGCATGAATTATCTGAGGTAACAGATCAACATGGAGACAAGCTTGTCGATACAGAGATGAAGATCTTCGTAGCACTAATGTACATAAACAATGCAGCTAATAGCGTTCGTGATCTTATCGCCAAAATAGAGAGGTAAAAATGTTACTAACTAAATACAAAGTACAAGAGCTAGTTGAAAACGCCAAGATTGACCTAGATGAACTAGAAAAGCGTGCGGCTATTACCGAGATTGACGAGAGCGGTGTGGCTCTAGTATACACAGCGATCGAGATGTTAAAAGAAAACATTGCAGATGAAGTGGGGAGGTTATCATAAAACAAAGAGAGTTAAAAGAAGCCGTTGAAATGTTCAACTATAGAATCGATATTTTAAACCCGAACATTACACGCATCTACTCTCGCACACACGACGGCACAGTTTGGGTAGATGAGGTGTATGGAGGCTATAAAGTGTATAACGGAGAAATAATGCTCGAGCTAATCAAGGAGATTATACTGGGGCTAGTAGGGATATATAACAACACACCACCTGATCGTCGAGAGATAATGAACGGTGCTAGAATAGTAGATTATTATAAAAGAAAGGAGAACAAATGAACTACAACACACCAAATCTAAACCAACCGACAAACGACAAGTGGGCACAATTCGACACGCTGAGTGATCACTTGCGCGGACATTGTAAACACCAAACGGAGGAGAGTATGAGCGAATATAAGAAACATATCGGACAAGGCAACGACATGATGGTAGACCAACTGGCGTTGCCACGTGATGTATTCAAGGGTAATACGGTAGAACCACACGACTGGGAGACACCAGAAGCTGAACCAGTTCAAACCGCACTGTTCGAGATGCAAGAGGCGGTAGACGGTCTACCAGAGGGCGAACTGCAGGCGTACAAGGATCAGATGCTCGCAGAGATTAGTGACCGTGAAGCTATCGTAGACGCTATCAACCGCCGGCTCGATACTGTGCAGGCCAAGCAATACACAGGCGGCGTACGCAGCGCAATTACCAAACAGGTAAAAATGTGATGACACCCAACGATGTAGATGGCGTAGATGACCGTATCGAATATCGGCTCAACGCTATAATTGACGAGGCATTAAAGACAAATCTAAAGCAAGGGTTTAAGTCAGCGATAGCATTTATACGAAAAGAAAGTGCAAGAATACAAAAGGAAGAATTGGAGAAACTTAATGAAACAGAGTAAGTATGACAAGCGTCTAACACATGGCGATGACTACTACAAAAAAATTGGCAAGCTGGGTGGGTCTGCCAAAGTGAAGAAAGGGTTTGGTAAAAATCCAGAGTTAGCATCTATCGCCGGCAAAAAGGGCGGGCGCGCTACACCATACGCGGGACTATCCTTTTCAACTGTAGACAATATCCAGCAAGTGCTCTCTAAAAACGAGAAGTTCGACGTAAAAAAAGAAAAGAATCGTTACGAGATTACCATGAACGGTTCAGTGCTCTCTATTGTTCCACGTTACAATGGTCGCACCAAGAAGGCTGTGCCACGAGATGACCTATCTGGTCGAGTAATGGCTACGAAAGATATGGCTATCTTAGAAACGCTCAAGGTCATGATCGTAGAAGGTATGTACCGTGGCGAGAGCTAAAACCGCAAAAGAGTCCACTATTCACCAGATGGTTGTGGACTATTTAAAGCTACAATACCCGGGAGTCATATTCCGCACGGACTTTAGCGCAGGTGTTAAGATGACTATGGGGCAGGCTATAAAGCATAAGGCACTACAAGAGGGCAGAGGCTACCCAGATCTGTTTGTTGCTGAACCTGCACAATTAGGCGGTGATTGGTATCACGGGCTATATCTTGAACTGAAGCGTGATGGTGTGCGCCTCATGAAAAAGGACGGTAGCTGGGCAAACGAGCACTTTGCTGAACAACACGCCTACATGAAGCGTCTGAGCGAGCGAGGGTATCGATGTACCTTCGCGGTAGGGTTCGAGGACGCGAAAGACCAAATAGACAAATACATGAAACTAACAGACTACAAAGAAAGACAAAAACAAATACCAAACAATCAAATTTTCTAGAACAACGATAGAAAGAATGGGGGGGCAATCTCCCCTTATCTTATGTTATGCTGTAAGTAGTATTAATATAATGCTAAAGGAGAGTTAACATGGCATTAACGAATTTTGGTACAATTGTTGGTCAAGACGCCAACGAAACGTCCCCAACCAAACGTGCTACACTCGGACAAATTGCTTTTTCTGATGAAGGGCGACAGTTCCGCTATGCACAAGCCGGGACCGCAGACATTGCATACGGTACGGGTATGAAAAGTTCGCTCGCAAACAAAAACACTCAATTGGCATCTACCGCTAAAGCTGGTGATGGCGCTATTGATCTAAAGGACGTTTCTAGTGTTGAAATGTCTGAGGATGGCCTCATCTTGCTGAACAACCGGTTTTACGAATATGACGGTATCAGCGGTAAAACTATGTCGTTGCGCGATCCTCTCGTGGAGGACGTGGCCGCAAACGCCGCCGTGCAAATCCGTCCGAACGATTTTGATGATATGGTGACAACAACGAGCGGTATCAAGGCTTACGCCAAGATTCCTGTTCCAGCCGGCCACTATTTCTGGTGCGAAGTGTAGTCTACACCGCCTAAACCAAGAGAGAGGCTACGGCCTCTTTTTTGGTTTCTGCCCTAATGCTATAATGGATACACAAGCAATAACTAAATAGGAGCACAAAACATGAGCACACAGTTACACGTCATGCCAGGGTTTTGCCTGGTAGAGGTAACTAATAAGTATGGCTCGAGTCTGTCTATCTCACAAGGGGATCACGGCAGCCATACGAGCGGCACACTGAAGGCTGTCTATATCCATGAGAATGGTACGGCCACAGAGAAAGAGACAACCCTCTCAAAATTCCTTGGCAACAAAATATATTTTACGAAGTATAACGACAGTGAGGAGATTGAAGCAGACGGCAAAATGTTTATTTTCGTCCCCGTAGACGCTGTAAATGGGGGTTCATTAGATGCCTAAACAAACCTCAGTACGCAATGTAATACGTGGTGATGAGCTACGAAAAAAGATCAGTATGGGCGTTGAGAAGGCGTTTGACGTTGCCTACTCCTCATATGGGGCAAACTCCGGCAATATTATGATTGAACACCGCTATGGTGAGCCTCTCGTATCCCACGATGGTATCACTAATATTGGCCGTCTAGTAGTATCAGACCCAGTAGAGAACATGGCCATCTCTCTAGTCCGCCAGGCTAGCGAGAAAACAAACCGGTCTGCTGGCGACTCTACAACTCTTACTATCGTAATGACCTACCTCGTCTATAACTACTTTAAGGAGATGGCGAAGGATAAGCCACGAGCCGTGCAAAAGCAGATTGAGCAAAATAAGAAGGCTATCATCAAGGCTATCAAAGATACTAAGATCAAAGCCACAGACGAGCTACTCTATAGCGTCGCACACACGTCATCAGGTGATGAGGCTATCGGCCATCTAGTGTTTGATGCCATCAACGATGCCGGCGCTAATGGCGCAGTAACAGTGGTAGAAACACCCGAGAATAAGATCGAGAGTAAAATCGTCCAAGGTTTCACATTTAAAAAAGGTATGTCGTCTATCGCCTTCGCAGACGATATGCAGTCTATCCAAACCAAATACGACAACCCAACCGTTATCGTCATGTCTCGTCTCATCAGTAAGAACGACGACATTGTGCCTATTATCGACGCCGTACTCAAGGCGGGTGCAGAGAATATTGTGCTCGTAGCAGACGTATCGGGTCAGGCACTGGAGACTCTCGCTACTAATAAAATGAACGGTAAGCTGAATATTGTCGTAGTAGAGCCATCAAGCCAAGCACGTGAGCTATTCCTTCGTGATGTAGCAGCCTATGCCGGCGCTGAAGTGTTTGTGTCACCACGTGTATCGGACTTTACAGACACCAATATTGGCAAGGTTGAGCGCGCTCATATCACCACTACAAAGACAATCTTGTCTGGCCCGGGCAACCGTGAGAAGCTAGGCAAGTATGTCGAGGGTATTAAGGACGACTACCGGCGTGACGCCTTGAATGGTAAGACTGTTGAGATTAGCGTTGGCGCAGCTACACAGGTTGAGCGGCAAGAGCTGAAACTCCGTATTGAGGACGCTGTAGCAGCTACACAGATCGCTAAAGATTATGGCGTGCTCCCTGGTGGTGGTACATTCCTACGCGACGTGTACGAAAGCGATACCACTAATATGCCTAGCTACCTCACACAGCCATACACGATGCTCGTAGGCAGCATGGCCAAAGAAACAACCGAGGATAAGCCATACACACCAAGAGCTGGCTACGATATTTACTCTGAGACCTATCATACAGACGTTCTGAAGGCTGGTATTGTAGATAGCGCTAAATCTATCGAGGAGGCGATTATCAACAGCCACAGCGTCGCTGCGCAGCTCCTATCGATTAATGTGGCTTTGCCATTTGAGAAGGATCAAGAATAATGGATATTGTAGCCCTTGTCATTTCAATTTGTGCCCTCCTAGTTGCTTTGCTTAATAACCGCCATGACCCGGTTGTACCTACTACGGTACGCCGGACGGGCCTCTCCTGGCTAGAGAGGTGCGCAGGCGCGGAGGAACAATACACAAATAAAAACAAAGACAAAAAGCATAGCGGCATCATTGAAGCTGCTGATCCTGTAACAATCAACGCTCAATGGCGCGATGAGACAGGACAAACAGAAAAAGACCCGTTAGACTTTATGAAGGACGTGAAATAGATGGGTGTGATCATAGATGGTATATATTACCGTGAAACACCAAAAGACGCATCACAGCGTGTCTCAAGCACTGTCACGGGCATAGCAGACACAAACAGTAAAGACAGACAGCGTGAGGAGTTTGCGGCCGACCTAATCCAGTCGCACAATCCAGATGGAACAGTAAACGAGGACTTTATCGAGTACTACCCAGAGGAAGCTAAGAAGCGCGGCTTAATATAAAAATAAACTAAACATAAACCCAAAGATAAGAGCACCCACTACAGGTGCTCTTTATATTTACCGCTCAAGTAGACAGACCATGCTCTGTACCCCTGTGACCTCCACACATCGTACGCACATTTTACGTTAATCCCTACATCGAACGTGTCGCAATGTTCTCGTCCCGGGAGTATCCTTACTTGAAAAGCTCCTAGACTGTACCCATATACCCTATTATTTTGTGTAAATGTTAGTGTTTGGTCACCTTTTGCACCTGTCCTACAATGGCTCTCGGCGGTAGCGATAGCGACCATGGTGTTTACGTCCCACCCGCTGTATTTCGAGGCCTCCTCACGCACAGCGTCGCATCCTGTCTTTGTTGGTTGCGCCACTATAGCTACTGGAGGCTGCTCTACCTTAACAACTGGTTTCGCTACTGGGCTTTTTCTTTTCCCGCGGTTTCGCTCGTCACAACCTTGATAGTGTTATACTTCTCAACCTGTGTACGGCCCGTGTTGAGGCCAGCTGCGAAGGCTACACCTGCTGCAATCAGTGAGAGCATTACTGCAAAGATCGCTGCCGTCATGATAGCGCTTGTCTTTTTTACATAGAGCTTATCTACGGCGCGGCGAATCTCTTCGTTTGCCCCAAAGATTACGTCTTGACTATTCTTAGTGGTTTTACTTTCTTTAGCCATGCAAGTGTTTCTCCTCTCTTGCTTATGTTTGCTATATCTCTATAGTACACCATCTAAAGAACAGAGTCAACACTTTTCTGAGTTTTATTTACAACAAGAAAACCCCACCGAAGTGGGGCTCTTGGGAATCTATAGACTAGACTACCGAATCTTGGTGATACCTGTGATCACACCCTGGCGGCGAGGTTGAGTACAGATAAAGTTACCCGATACAACCATTGCACCAATCTCTGCGAGCTGGTTCGTTGGGTTCATGAAACCACGGAACTGCATCCAGGTAGGCTGATCCTCGCTGATAGCGCTATCGATAGCTTCCTGCTTCTGCTTCACACGCTCAAGACCAGGAATGGTCAGATCACGAAACTCCAGGTAGTTCTCGTTGAGGAAGAACATCTTACCCACAGGAGCTTTGTCGTCTGCCACACATGGCTTGCCACGAAAGTCGAGCGATACGAACCCAGCTGAGCCGTGCAACTCGCTAGCAGGCACAGAAGTACCCATTGGAGTACCACCGCTAACACGGTTGTAGCCACGAGCAGTCATAGCGTTGTACTGGACGCTAAGCTTGTCGCCCATCAGCTCCTCGTAGAGGCTCCAAGTTGCCTTGTCGCTGAGGATCATCGTTGGGCTGTGCTTTGCGCTACCAGCAGCCGAGACCGTGTCAAACTCTTTAGCCATGAGGCCGAGAGTCAGGAGGCCGTTAGCAGCAGCGGTAACGTCAGCATTGACCGCAGGCAAGCTAGCACGGGCGATACCACCGTAAGTGGTAGATGACGCACCGTTGTCGACGATCAAGCCAAGACCATCAAGGTCATTACCAGCACCAGTACCATAAAGCTGAGTACCGATAAGGTTTGCGAGGCTATTTTGAGCTTCCTCAAGCTTTTGAGCAACCAAGCGGACAACCTGGTTGTCGTTCGATGCTTGGTTGACAGCCTTCTCGAGCTGACTCACAACAACGCTCTGGACGACAGTGGCTGGTTCCCACTTCAGGTTCTTAACGTTGTCGGTAGCAGCCACACTGAACTGCTCCATGTCAGTAATCGACTTCCCAGTCGTGCTGTTCTTGGTTTGTGTAGGACTTTGAACCTTTGGCCCAGTCCACTTCTTGGTGTTGCTCATCACGCGAGCGGTCAAAACGTTCGAGTTGTTAACAAAGTCAACAACGCGAGGTAGAAACTCGTCCTTTGTGATGTTTTGCACTGTTTCTGAAAACTTCATTGCTTCCATCTCCATCTCATTATAGTTGTTACTAATCTGATTTTACGACACTATTCAGTGATAACCGTGGCCATTATTGGCCTAATTGCGCATATATATTCTGCAATTTCAGCTTTGCGGCCTGTGGGCTATCTGTGGTGAGCGGCAACATTGACTTGTAGCCCTGAATATCCTGGTTAGAAAGAGCGCCACTATCACCTGCTGCACGGGCTAGGGCGACCGCTAGAGCTTGCTGGTTAGCCTCGTAAGCTGATGCGCCTGGGTTGAACATACCGAGCGTTGCGTTGTTCAAGAGGTTATTTAGGACTCCAATAGGCCCTTGCGCGCCGCCAGCCTGCTTATACATAGTCTCAATACTAGCTGCCTTCTTGGCTGCGTCTGCCTTCTTTTGTTCATCCTTCGATGTTTTGCTTCCGCTTACCTTCTGGAGCGCGGCGAGCTGCTTCTGGTTCATCGCATCTTTCTTGTCGAGCTGCTCGAGTATCGAGGCGTAGAATTGCACAGCCTTCGGGTTGTTGTCTGCCGCTGCTGCCATGTAGGCTTGCTCAATCTGATCGCGATCTTTACCGGCGAACTTCGATGGCTGCATAAGCTGCTGCATAGCCTGGAGCTGTTGAGCTTGCTGTAGTTCCTTGGCTTGCGCTTGAGCGCCTTGAGACCCACCAAGCTGTCCGGAATTTCCAGATAGCTGGTCAGCGCCCTGCTGGCTGCCGTTCATTTGACCGAGAGCAAGGAGGCCTGCGCCTGCTAGAGCTGCATTTTTAGCGCCGTTGGCTAATTTGTCGCTATTCTTAGACGCCAGTTGGAGCGCACGCCCACCTGTCTGAAGAGCCTTCCCTGTAGCAGCTGCTAGGGGCTTTCCTACAACTTCCTCTGCTACCTGAGCTAGTGGGTTGTTGAACGATTGTCCACCTACACCGCCAGCAAGCGGTGCCATCTTTTGCTGCTTAGCAATCTGGCCAAGGGTAACAAAGGGTGATTGCATACTACGAAGTGTTGTGTAATCTACGCCATCGCGCAGTTGCTTCACAATATCCTGTGTAAGGCGTGGTGAAAGGTTAGCCCCAACGAGCGCCTCTGAAAGCTCTTGAATGTTATCTGGGTTGCTATATACGTCCTTTGAGGCGGCGTTGATACTCTTCTTCAGATCACCTGCGTAATCGCGGACAATCTTGCGAGCAGCATCTGCACCCTTGCCTGTCATGTCGTAAGCCTTACCCTCAAGCTCCTGAACGGCCTTATGCAAGTCGTAAATATCAGCCTCACCAATAGCTGCCGCACGGTTCTCACCACGCTCTGCTAACCGCTCCGCAATCTTACCCTGTGGTACGTCATTAGCGGTGTTGATGATATTAGTGAGAGTATTCTTCTGATGTGGCTCTAAGGCGATACTATTCTCAATAGCCTTGAGCGCTTTAGTGCGAGCCTCGTCCGGTACAAGGGCGCTTACCTGAGCGTTTTTGAGGGCATTATTGTTAAAGTTAGACAAGATACCCTCGTTACCGGTCATGATGTTTGCCAAGTCCTCATATTGCCCGTCAGTGAAACCATACTTGTCTGCAAATTTAATGGCATCTGGAGCGCGCTGTAGCACCTTCTTGTCTTTCACAGCACCAATAATCTGGTTATTACGTAACTTGCTCCCCGAATCCTCTACAGCCTCACCGATAGTGTTCAGCTTAGACGCTAAAGTGTTGTTATCAGCCAAAGCTTTGTTTGTCGCCCCTTCTACTGCATAATTCTCTGCGATGTTAGGGTTAACTGGTGCTACTTTATCTACACCATCAGTAAGTTGGCGAACAATGTCGTTCTTTGGTGTCGCTGCGGCCTCTAACACATCATCAACACTTGCGACAGCCTTCGGTACAGCAGCCTCTACAATATCATCAGCAACATTTGCAACCTTAGGTAATGCCGTCTCCACCACCTCTGGAGTAGCGCTAGCAACTGCCTTGGCTGCAATATCGTCTGCTTCATTCCGCATAAGGTTATTGAGCACACCGCTACCAGCTGAACGTGCAATGTCGTCACCGTAGTTAGTAGTAAGTCGGGCGACAATGTCGTCACCGTACTTGGCTGCCCCCTTAGAGAACAGTTTATTTAATACTCCACCGAACATTAGTATATACCCCCTTGTTTTCGTTTATATAACTCGTTTAGTGTGTTAGCCTGCTCGTCCTCATCAGGAACACCCTGTTGTGGGTTGAGAGCGCCCATGAGCTGAGAGCCTCCATACAGTGCACCGCCGCCGAGAGCGAGCTTACCTACTGCACTCTTAGGCACAAGGCTACGCAAACCCTCTTGGTATAGTGCTCGTGATGGTAGAGCATCTAACACTGCGGCAGAATCGCCTCCAGCGCCGTTCACAGCCCGCGTAATAGCGTTTTGCCCACGGTTCTTGAGGAAATTACCGCCAACCTTCACAGCGCCCGGTATAGCGCCTCCCATGACGCCACCAAGCAGTGCACCATTCAGCGCGTCATCTGTCTCTCCTGTACGCACCTTATCGAGGCCGCCCATCACAGCACCGGTGGCAGCTGAGCCAGGAATTGTGTATAGGGCCTTATTGACCTTACCAAGCCCGTCTGCCACCTTGCCTAGTTTAGCGGCTTTAGCAGCAGCACCAACACCAGGTAGAGCGGTGAGTAATGTCTCACCAGCGGCAGCAAGGTCACTACCCACGTCACGATCTTTGTAATTACCTGTAGCTAGGTCGCTTACTGCACCGACTGTTTGAGCAATAGGGTTAAGAAAGGAACCAAGAAGACCGTCGCCAAATACATTGTTCTTCTGCTTCTTCTTTTGCTTCTCAAGTTCAGCGTTAGCATCACTAGCTGCTCCTTTCAGTTGTTCGCTTTTGCTGTCTAATGACGACATTTGGCTTTTCCAGGCGTCATCAAACCCTGGAGTGGTCTTGCGTATATCTGCAAGTAGCCCAGCGTTGGCCGGATCGTTGTAAATACCATTGAGTTGCTCCTTATAAAAGTCGTTCACCTTCTGGTTGATCTGTTGCTGATCAGCGGCGTCCTGGTATTTAGCCAGTGCCTGATCTTTTGTCTTACCGAATAGCCAATCAAACATACTTTATCTCCCCCACAGTGAGCCACCACCAAATAGCGCGAGTGGCCCCCATTTAGCTACGTTTTGGAAACCTTGCGAGAGGTTACGCCCAATGTCTCCAAAGTAGTTATGGTTGTTAATACGGTTGTGATCAGCCTGCACGCGGCCAAGGCGGCTAGCTTCAGCGCGAGCTGCGTTTTGAGCGGCTGCCAGTTTCTCTTGCCAGGCACGAGCTGAGGCGTTAGAAGCATCTTGTCGGTCAAGCATGTACTTCTGTAGGCCAAAGTTAGCTGCGTTAGCTGCTGCCTGTCGTGCATTAGCCTGCTGCTCCTTCCATCGCTCAAGAGCCATCTTTTGCTGGTTAAGCTCCCAGTTGTCTCGTGCGCCGTAGATATTAGCAAGAGCGTTTTCGTCCTGCTGGTATTGACTGTAGGCACTGTTACGCTGGCCAAGCAAGGTGTTCCAGATCCCCTGGAGGATGTTCGTGGTGTCTTCCTGCGTCTTGTAGTTGCCGGCAGCCACATTATTCACCTCGTTCATTGCACGGTTTACTAACTCGTTGTAGTCCGTCGATGCGTTTTGGTAGTTGGTATTGAGGTAGTTCTGTGTATTCTGCATATTGCCGAGCTGGCCCTGCAATGCACGCTGTCTCTGGGCCTCTGTAAGGCCTGTGCCACCATACTGCTGCCGAATACTCTCTGGTAGCTTATTGATGGTAGTATTGATTTGGTTCACTGCGTCACGAGCAGTGGTGTAAACACCACGAGCTTTGTTAATCTCGTCAGTGTTCATGTACTTATTGCGCGCTTGGTCGTAAATATCGCCATACGTCCGCCTGTTTTGCAGGTGTGCGTCGTAGTTAGCCTTTGATTGGTCGGCTTGGGCTTGGTAATTATTGAAAGCCGCTTTACTGGCGTTTTTTGTACCTTGTGCGTCTGCTATTCTTGCTCCAAAGTCCATATTTAATTCTCCTTTACTCTAATTTAACACTGCTAGGCGTAGATAAGCCTGGCGTTAAGAGTATCGTCGTTCCAATTCCCCAAATGAGCCCTTGCCGGCACGATAATTCTGGACAACGAGCTGTTTATTGGCTTCATCACGCATGTAACGCTCATTAATGGCAGCCTTCTCGTTAATGATGCGCTGCTGAGTAGCGATACCTCGCCACATGTAGCTATTATCGATAGCATTCATCCGGGCGATATGAGCCTTCTCCTCTGCCATCTGGCGCTGCTGAAACCTGTATGTATCAATAGCAGATTGGACAGACAAGAGATTACGATTGGCCACCGTTGTCATCTTGTCCCAAGCCTTCACGTTCTGCAGTGAGGTTTGCCAGTCGTTGTAGCGGCGTCTAATACCGTCCCATATAGAGTCATAATGCTTATTCGCTACGTCTATAGAGCGGTTGAAAGCGTCCTCGACGCGTTTCTTGTACGTGTTGTTGGTTGTCATGTATGTAGCCTGGTATCCTGCCATCTGCTGGCTAAGGCCTCGTAGCTGCTGTTGCTTTGCTAGGTCTCGCTGAGCCTGCGTTATAGCTGTACCACCGAACTGTTGCCGAATAGACTCCGGTAACTTATCGATCATCGTCTTTGTGCGGTCTACATTAGCCTTCGAGGCGTCTACATCAGCCTTTAGGTTGCGCAGCTCGTCAGACTCCATGTATTCTTTGCGGCGTTTCTCAAATTCATCACCAAAGTTCGGCATTGTAGCCGTTGCTGCGTCATATGATGCCTTGGCTGCATCTGCCTCACGCTGAGCACGGTGCCACGATTCACGTGTCTGGTCTCTATACCGTGTTGCATCTGCTAATCGTTGTTGAAAATCCATGTCTACCTCACAAATATGTCTTCATTAGGGTTATATGGGAATATGTAAAACGTAAAGTCGAACCACGAACCACTCAAATCTACCCATGTCTTGGCGAATTGATGGTATCCACCTCCTGGCAGGCGTTCTGAACGGTGCTGTAGCCATGATCCAAGAGAGCCTCGCACATAAATGTAGGTATTGTCAGCAAATATCTCCAGTTTTTTAGAGCGAGTATACATATTACGCAGCCAGATAGACGGTGACACTGGGTTATTTGGCAGGGGCAGGACAAAGTCAAACGCACCATATGACAGCGGATTCCACAACGCGCTACCTTCTGTTAGCATAAACGGAATATCGTACGTGTAATAGCCACTACCAGGCGCACCGGGCGTAACAATATTGTTAAAGTCTACTGTAAAATTCTGGTCTGCATTGAACCAACGACAATACATACGGTGAACTATGTGAGCCCGCCCCATACTCATAAAGAACGGCTTGCGTGGTTGTCCATGTGGTATGCGCACAAAATCAAAGTCTTGGAACTGTGTAATTGGTATACGATCCCAACCAAAGGCATACGTCCAGTTTATCTGTGGGTTGTTAGGCTCACTAAAAATACGGGTGCTATTGTTGATTACAACACGCCTAGAGACGATCTGAGGCGTCTTATTGGTAATATCTGAGCCAAATATAGGATACTTGGAGTTGAATATCTCCTCTTTAGTAACAGGGTCGATCACTTTCAACCCATAGTCTCTGCCGCTATATCCCTGTGCATTTCTCGTCATATGTATATTGTAGCACTTGACGGCGACACCATTGGTGAGCGGATAATAACGAGAGAGCGATTAGCGTTAGGATTCTGCGTATCGTATGTGAATTTAAACGCCTTCTCCGCTTCGCTCATCTGGACACGAGGTGTGTTGCCGGCATTAGTAACTAACCCATAAGCTGATACCTGTTTGCCCGCTATTGTCTCTGTGTACTCCTGAAAAGCATACGGTGTAACGTCTGCCATAGCGAGAGAGTTGGGGAGCCAGTATGTGATGAGCCCTGCCTTATTACCAAAGTCATTATTGTTCTTAATACCAAGCACCATCTGCGACTGTAGACGTACGTCGACACCAACGTCATTAAAGTCAGAGGTTTCACCCTTCTTTATAGCGCCATAACGTGATGTTTTGATCCCGTAATCGCGTAGCGGTGTACCATAGTCAAATGACAGAGGTGAGGCCGTGTATGGATACTCAACTTCCTCTGCTATAGGGGTGGGACTAACAAATACCATATTCAAATCTGAGCGCGACCCGTCAGTACCGTTATAGTAGGGTGGAATAGCGTTTTTGTAGTAGATATACTCCCTGTCTGCCGTCCACACACCTGGCTGGTCGTAAAATGTAGGGTTCATAGCTATAACAAAGGGCACATAGCCGAGGTTGTGCCTCCACCTAAAGTAATAGATTGTAGAGAACCCGGTGTTACGCGCCTCGAGAAACTCGCCGCCGTAGTTAGCGGTCTGCAAGCCTCCCGGTAGTGGCTGACGAGCGTCTATACCTAGTGGGGCCAGTATCTTTGCTTGTAGTATAGGGAATGACGAGTTAAATAGCAGCTTGTTGTCTGGCGCTGTTTGCGCATCAAACCCAGGCATAGCAATCTTTACGCCGTAATCTCTGCGCTCTACTCGAGCCATTAGAAAGCTCCTTGTGAGTACCCAAACATAGCCACAATACGGCCCGAGCGATCCTCTGCCTTGATGAGCCCACGGAGCTGTGTGTCGCCCCGTGTCTCACCTGTGCGCACCTGGCGTGGTGTAATCTGCTGCTGTTGCGCTATATTACCCACCACAGTGTTCTCTATTTCCTCAAACTTGGTAGTGAGCTTTGTCTCTTTAATCTGAGAAAACGACGTTTCAAGGCTAGCCGTGTTAGGGTTGTACACTGAGTCTGCCATTACAGTTTCATCTCCTCCCCGAGTGTTCGGGCATTAAGTTGCACAGATACGATCGTAGGAGGCTCTGGCGTGGCGTCTGTGGTTGTTCCATCAAAGCCAAAGGTAATTTCCTTGAATCGCTTGTTTATCTCCATACGGACGCTTACATCGCCCTCTGTGGCTGTTTTCTTACCGTATACCCATGGCTTAGCGTCAATCTTGTACTTAGGGATGATTGTAGCACCCTTAGGCAGCGCACGGAACGTTACGCCCATACGGAGAGCTTGCTTATCAGCCCACGGCACACCACCGTCGTACATGAGAGATTGGTAGCTAAACTTTTTAGCTGGCTTGCTATTGTTGTCTACAACAGCTAGGTTGTAACGCGTACTGCCCCCTGTCTGTATCTGGTAGCTAAAGTATAATGTGTCCCCAAAGTTCCAACACCCACCAAGCTCATACGTCACGTCAGAGGTATTGTAGTTCCCGCTTACCTCTGGCATATTGTACGAGTAGTAGAACGACTCCGGATAGTTCTTATCCACTGCGCCCCATGAGTAGATACCGTGCCTCATCGTATAGAGACTGGTTTTACTTGGGAAGGCAAACAGCATGATTCCGCGTCTCACTGTCATACAGTGCGGGTAAATATCTGTTGTGTCTCGTCGCTCTGAGTACTCGCTATGACTGTCGTTGAGAGTACGTACCTTGGTTAGCTGCTTAGCCCCTGTATAGGCGTACATAGCGCCATCAATGATCGTGTAGGTAATATTCTGGTACGTGAATAGGCTCTTTGGCTCGCCCATTGGTGTATCGATCTTAAAGTTCAGCCCATCTGCAAACCCATCCCAAAAGCCAAGCATACCCTCTTGGAATGAGCGCCCAGGCACTGTACTCACCTTCTCGCAGCCTAGCACGACATACTCGTCGTTACTGGTAAGCGTTGTCACCTCCATGCCGTTCTCTACAATCACACGGTGGCGGTTAAATTCAGTCTCATCTACCTGTGTTAAGCCAGAAGGAAGCCAGTCGACTAGATACTGATCGTTACCAATAAATAGCTTACTACCGCCCCAGTTGATTATTGGGTGACTCTTACGTGTTGTGCTGGTGAGCAGTGAGGCAAAATATTGGAAGTGTAGCCCATACATTTTATCCTGTTCGTACGTTTCTACACGCCAGTTACCGTCGCTAGCATACATGTGGATATGGTACTCCGTACCGAAGTTAGCGTAGTCACCAACCTTAGTCTCCGGGAAGTCGAAGTAGGTGATCTGCCCCGTCTGTACCTCACTGGCGTTTTTAGTAGCGTGAGCAATTTCTTTGTTCTGGGCGTCATGCACGACAAGGTGGACTTGGCCACTGCCCTTAGCGTGGAATCGCACAGAGATACGTGTCATAGGTGATTGGTCAGGCAAGAAAATACAGGTGTTCTCCTCATTCTCAATAATAGAGGTAGGCAGCCCATCGCTCTGGGCTTGGCCGTTGATACTACTCCACCGATTTGTGCCGCCGCCAATCCATTTGCCGTCGCGGTCTTTCACGAGGATCTGGGCTACTGTAGGATACGAGCTAGCCTTACCGGTAATAGTATCAATAAAAGACTGATTTGGTGACGTGGCGTTAGTGTATGCGTAAATACGGTCATTCCCAGTAATGTAGATAGCATCCTTTAGCCTCCAGTAGGTGAGGTCTCCAAACGTTCCACTAGTCCAGCCTGGGAGAAAAGCTGCAACCGTAACGTCATTGTTTACGTCGATCCTGTATAGCGTGCCAAAACTGTCAACCCCCCACCTTACACCGTCTGGGGTTTGCGTCATATTTACAATCAAGCCGCGTATATCCCCGTCGCCCAAGTTGCGCGCCCCAGGTAGCACAGAAAGCCGGCTTGGGTTCTTGCGCCCGTCCAAACACTCTGAATCACCGTAACTATTCTTGATACCAATCTTACCATCTGTGCCAAAACCGCCATAAAACGATGTTTGGCTGATGATTGTGTCGCCTGTGTTGCCTGCTGCCATTACCAAATACTCCTTACTGGATCAGTGACCCGTTCTCGCCCCATCATGCTACTACCGCCCTGGATAAAGCCAGAGGTTGTTGCCATTCCGTAGACTGTCTTGTACTCTTGCACCATGTTATCGAACAGTTGCTTATACATGTTGGCGCTGTCTAGGTCTTTACGCATCAAAAAGTACTGCTGTGCAGCGTAATATACGGGCGCTTGGTGGTATTCCTCGGGGAATTGTGGGCATTGACCTATCTTGACCCGTGTCGTCGCTGTGAGGCCTTGATACGGAGTCTCAAGTCGTATTTCTCGAACGTTTACCACCTTGGCTACCTTGTACCAGTTGCCATCACTGCCATCTGTGACTTGTAACCACCCGTTATTCTCCATACTACGTACAAAACTGTCTTGAGTAGCCGTAACTCGCGGGCTATTCTCCGTCAGAGACACGTTGGCCTCCCGATCTGCCAACCCAAGGTCTTGCATACGAGGCTCAAACGTCACAATCATGCCATTTGGCACGTCCTCTGATGGAGTTGGGAACAATTCCATCTCTGTGCCGTTCTTGATAATGAAACATTCAGGCCTCCCGGTGGATTGCCCACTCGTAATTTTGTGCCACTCCTCAATACTATGCACTGGAGCGATAGGATAGTAGCTATCACCATCTTTTATACGCACGTCTACGACCCGCACCATATCTCTTGGGAAGCGATACAATGATTTGCCCTGTATCAGGTTAGTCTCGCGCTCCTGGCGCACCCAGTACCGTCTCACGGCGTTTTGAAATAGCTTGATCCCGGTGTTAATGTCCGAGACAGCCTTGCGTACCTCTTGTATATTGTCCTCATCGACGTTAATGAGGCTGATTACGTCCTGTTTTAGTTGCGAAAATGTCAGCATGTCTT